GGAACTCGTGTCGAACAATATATCAAACGTCCCAACTCAGATACAAAACGGCCCCATGCCAAAGGACAGTTGGTCTCCTGGCAAGGGCAACTAGAAAGGATGTATTTCTATGACGGCTGTGCTATTATTGGTGATAATATGGACATTGTGGCTACCTATAGCAACGGTGATCCTATGGCTGTTATACAAGGGAAAATTGGGCTGATAGGTTGTCATCCGGAAAGTCAAAAGGTTTGGTATGATTATTATACCTGGATGCCTAGGCATTGGCATAACGGAAAACACAACACACTGTTGTTAAAATTTGTAGACAAACTTATGGAATCTAACTAAGTCTGCGCCACTTGGGTAGATTAGCAGGCCATACAAGACCAAACTGAAAAAGATCAATATCCGAATAAAATTCCACTGTAACGATCTGATCTTGTCTATTGTGTGTAAATTTGATCTGAGGATATTGTCGTCGTATAGATCTCAGTGCATTTCTTATTCGACGAATCCTACTCCATCGTCGATGAGCTAGCACGAGATCTATACTTAGATCATCGAATATTATGCGAACTGCATCCAATATTGAATCCAAAAATACATACCGATTATTATCAATCCAAACTCAACTCTTTCTCGATAATAACCTGCGGGCTTAGGTACCTTGAGAGGTTTACCAACCTCTTCAGGTCGACTTTGAATCCTTGTGTTTTGGATCTTCGGTTTCGCATATTGCCAAGGCGGCCTAGGTTTATCCGGAAATATCATCTTTTTGGTGCAATGCGATCAGCGATTCGCTTCTGCGTACCGTCGACTTTTTCCCTGAGATTGATAACATCGTCTCTGAGTTCGTTGCCGTGGTCCTGACATTCTTGAAGATGATCTCCTAGACTATCGGCCAATCCTGCTAGAGCACGAATTTCTAATCGATTAAGTTCAGCTGACTTGAGAATGATATCAGTCTCAGTTTCAGCTAATTCAACTCGTTGACTGTTATCATCTTGGGTAGCAGCCTGCATCATAGCAGTCAACTCTCCGTCAAACCACAGTGCGTTCTCGTCTGACACTTCATCACAGTGTTCAACCATCATTTCGTTGAGCACATAGAAACGTTCGCTGACGTCACCAATCTTACGAATAGCATCAGCCATTTCTTGAATGATAGTTACCATTTCTTGATTAACCTGATTGCGATGGTGCAGATAATCTAGTTTGGTCTTTGTGATCATCGAATCTTGGAACAAGGCCTGCATAGGTGTTGCAGGCTGCAACTGTGTAAGCATCATCATACGATTACGATAGACATCGTCTGTGGTACGCATAATCAGTTCGCGATTACCGCCCGCATTAATAGTATAACTTTGCATAGCATCAGTTACATTTTCTTCGACGATTGAACGAGCTACTTGTACCTGAGCCACGTTGAATTGAACCAGGGCTTCTGAATCCCAGGCTCGTCTTGTATTTTTAGCAACTAATTCCTGCTGTTTCGCTACCTGTTCGGGATCAGCACTCTTAGCACTGCGCTGTTCTCTAAGATAACGTAATTCATCTTGCAGCTCTTTGATCATTTCCATTTCGGAACGGGTCTCAGGGGCTGCCGCCTGTTCTTTCTTTGTTCTGGCCATCTAAATCTCCTTAAGGTTGATTTAGGCCTAGCTCAGATCGCCTCACACGCAGGGATATTTATTATGACAGAACTCTCTCGTAAATTTCTTTCCAGTTTTTAACTACAGGATAAGAACATTTGTGATGCATATTATGTCCGTGTTCAATTAGGATTGATTTAAGTCCTAATTTGTGTCCTACATCTGCGTTAGCTGGCTTATCCTCAAGCCACCATAGGCCACTATCACGATACGGTTCAAGAGCTTCATCCTTGTCAGCGCCTGTGTCTAAACAAATAACTGATTCGATAGCATTGCCAAACAACTTACGCAGATTCATTTCACGCAGTTTCTGTGCATTCTTATCTAGACTTAGACTTGTGATTACACGGAATTCATAGCCGTGTTCTTCGTGCAGTCTTTTAACATAATAAGCACTGTCACGAAGTGCTGGAAGAAAGCCAATTGCTGCTGATTCATTAAAAGTCTTGACAACCTTTTTGGCATCCCGTTCTTCTAGCTCATTATAGTGGTGATGCAGATAATAGCTTTTCTTATTATCCGCTGTAAGTGTGTAACCGCGTTCTTGCATCCAAACTGAGAATGCCCATTCCCAATCTAGTAGAACTCCGTCTGCGTCTGTTAAAATGATTTTTTTCATACTGTAACGTCTATGTTTTGTCCTAGGTTTCTATCCAATTCTCTAGCTCTTTGAGTATTATCTACTCTAAGTTTTTGCAGATGTCGTTCCTGCTCTACTCTATTTTCATAGAGAGTTTTATCTCGCATTTTTTGGAGATACAAGTGATGTTCTTCGTAGTATTTTAATGATGCAGAATTGATTTCCATACTTGTATTATATACCCGGTTAATTAAAAAGTCAACCGCTATCGCTGTACCATAAATACTGGCAACATACAAGGAGCAGTTTTAATAATGTTAGAAACCATCTGCGACATATTAGTAGAATCGTATAAACGCAATTGGATTACAAGTAGAGATGGCAATATTTCGATTCGTCATCACGATCGTGATCATTTTTACGTCACTCCCAGCGGAGTTCGTAAACAAACGATGCAACCGGATCAGTTTAAGAAGATAAAGATCCTACCTGATCGTCATTGGGAAGAAATGATTTATTCCGAAATTTCATCTGGACTGCAACCTACGGGTGAAATGCCATTGCATTTCGGTCTCCAGCACAAGATACACACAGACGAAGTTCGTGTAGTGACCCACATCCATCCTACATATTGTGTGGCGGCCATGCACGCCGGAATTGAATTATCAGAATTAGTTAAACATTTTCCAGAATTAGGCCGTTATACTCGTGTAGCACCAAACGTAGGAGACGTTCCGCCTATAAGTCAAGAACTGGGAGATCAATGTCATAAAAAGTTGGGTTTAAATGAAGCCACAGGAGAGATTAAGTACGACATAGTAGGTATCAAAGGACACGGGGTCGTGGCTATAGATTCAACTCCATGGCGGTCTTTTGAACACATAGAGCGACTAGAGCACATTTGCAAAATTGTTCTAGCCTCTGGGAATTATTAATGATAGAACTTTTATATACCCTAGTGATGGTACAAATCACTATAGCCTGTGTCACGCTTTATCTACACCGAAGCCAAGCACACAGAGCAGTACAGTTTCATCCAGCAGTAGCACACTTTATGCGATTCTGGTTATGGTTGACTACCGGAATGGTCACTAGAGAGTGGGTAGCCATACATCGTAAACATCATCAGGCCAGCGATACAGAAAAAGATCCTCATAGCCCGCAGGTATACGGAATATGGCGTGTATTATTTGGAGGCGCATTACTGTATGCCAAAGCTGCAAAAAATAAACTATTAATACAAGAATTAGGTCACAGCACACCTAATGATTGGATAGAAGAGAATTTGTATACCCCGCATAGTCGCCTGGGGATTCTTTTAATGTTGATCATAGATCTTGTTCTTTTTGGCCCTGTGGGATTTTTTGTGTGGGGTATACAAATGCTATGGATTCCTTTTTGGGCCGCAGGTGTTATCAACGGTCTAAGTCATTGGTGGGGATACCGCAACACAGATACCAAAGATACTAGTCGTAACTTATGGCCTTGGGCTATCTGGATTGGCGGAGAAGAACTGCACAACAATCATCACGCCAATGGTGCATCTGCTAACTTTAAACAAAAGAGTTGGGAGTTTGACATAGGTTGGATGTATATCTCAATACTAAGATTCTTTAAATTAGCTAAAGTTAGATAAAAGAAAACCCCCTTTCGGGGGTTTCTTGTTTCCACTATATTATAATGCTCTACGAGCCTATATTATTTCTTCACGCCGTTGTTAACAAATGCGTACATTTTTTCGGCGGTCTCTAGTACTTTATCTAAACCTGGAAACTCTGGCATATCAACTGTGGTAACGATCTGACCAGTCTTCTCGTCACGTTTGGCAGTCATTTCCCATCCTTGGAACTTTGAGTGGAACTCGTCGCTTAACATGCCCTTGGCCATGTCCAAGATGTCTGTGCGGATTTCGTAGCCGTTTTTGTTAAATTTTACTTCTGGTAGTTTTGGTGTAAAGTCTGACATATTATTCTCCTTTGTATGTGTGTATGTCTTGTACCTTAGGCGGTACCTTCCTTCTTTGGAAACCAATGCTTACTAACGGATTCCACAGAATACTTAGCCATTTCGATGGTGTTATTCACAGCCATCTTGGCAAATTGTGTTTGTGCATCGATATATGCGTGTGCCGCTTTGTTTAGGGCAGGATCTTTGTAAATCTGATCGGTAACGATCTTTTTTGTGTTTTGAAATGATTCAATGTAAAAAACTGGTGAAAACATAACTCCTCCTTGTGTGTTTGTGTATGTATTATTATATATCCCTGACGGGAAAAAGTCAAGAGTAAACACGGATCATTCCGCCATTACACGTTTTGCGGCTTCGTAATCGCCCAAACGAGCAAAGTAAGTGGCGGCCCTAGCTCTGCCAAACGAGTCCATTACGGACCAGATATAGTTGATGAATGATTTCATAAAAATTTCCCCTGTTGTGTTCTGTATTCGAACTCTTTGGTAAAATGTTCTACATCTGAGGCGTTCTGTGGGTACCTGCTAGTGATGTAGCGGTCTAGCTCGCTTTGATAATGCTGTTTAGGAAACATTTCGGCTAATCGCTCCAACATCCTAAACATCTGTTCTGATAGATATTTCATTTTTATCCTCTGTAAGTGTGTGTAGAATCAGTGTTTCTACTGAGTATTTATATCAATCAATGTGCGGTCGCACATTTTTTCATTTGACAGTCCTGCTATTTTACTTTAATATAAATTAAATTTGAGTTAAATATACTATCAATCGGATTAAAGATGAAGTTACGAACCAGATCAATTTTACAAGAACTTAATTCTATAGCAGAAGTTCGAAACAAAGACGCTCTTATCGAAAGTAGAGCGATCAATGTCATCAATTCAGCTATTAATCTGTTAGAATCGATCCAAAAAAATTATAGCGAAGATGCAGCTGACGAGTTAGAGCGCAGATTGATCAATGCTATAAAAGGACAAGACCCGGCTAAATTTGTAAGAGGCATACGAAGAATAGCAGAGTCCAGAAAAAATCAGAAAAAATTGGAAGAGAGCAATGACTGAATTATTTGAGGGTGGGAATGTATTCAAAGGCCCAGATAAACAGCCTTTAACTCGTAGGATTACTAGATCAGAAATACCTACGACCATCGCTTTTTTAGAAAAAGAGACCAGTGTAGATTTCAGCACAGACAAAGATGAAGAAGGGGTGCCTATCAAATGGTTAGGTACCACTGGACGTAAAGCAGACAGCGGAGATCTTGATCTGTCAGTTGATGCTAACGAAATCAATAAAACAGAATTCGCAGAAAAACTTAGATCTATTTTTGGCAAAGATTCTGTAAAATTAAGCGGCGATAATGTACACCTAAAAACCCCAATCAATGGAGACCCTGCCAACGGATTTGCACAGACAGATTTTATGTTTTCTGCTAACCCTAAGTTTCAACAGGGCAGTATGTTAGGTAGCGGGCCAGACAGCCCATTCCGCGGTGAACATCGTCATATATTACTAAGTTCAATCGCTCGTGCTAGAGGAATGAAGTATTCACCTAAGTTTGGTCTTATGAATGCTGAAACAGATGAAACTGTTCCCGGCGGAGATGACTGGAACACTATCGCTAAACAACTGCTAGGACAGACTGCTACGTCTAAAGATATTCGCAGTGTAGAAAATATCATCACCTACATTAGAAAGCTGCCAAATTACGAAGAACTTATTTCCGCAGCCAGAGAAACACTGGGACGTTCCGGAATAGAACTTCCTAAAAACGAAGCCGTAGAAAGTTATCAACCTGGCACAATAGGCTGGATGCGTAAATTAATAGAAATCTGTAAATGAGAGCATTTGAATTTTTAACCGAAGCTGACGCCCCTGC